CTGTCTCATTGCTGATGGCGCAGGAGATACCGGCAGGAGGGATTACGGCATTTTAGCGGGGAAGCTCGCCGGGACCTAGGAAGAATATATGGGAAATGACGGCAAAGTGAAAAAACGTCTGTATGTTTCGGCTGTCAGAAGTATGGAAAAAATCCGCAAGGGAGACTTTACTGTGCCGGAGCTGAAAAAATACAATCCAGCTGGCAGCATGGATGGCTTCTATCCTGTGGATGATAGCCTTAGTGATGACGATGTACCATTCTGATGGAGGTGATTTCCATGATTTTATTGGAAGATACACGTCAGCAGGCGAAAAAACACGAGGCAAAACATCGGTGGTTTGCGAAAAATGGCGTTGATGTGGTGCGCTCTAAATTGGTGGTAGGGGATTATACCCTACCTACCGACCAGAGCGTTTGTATTGACACAAAGTCTGGACTGCTGGAAGTTTGCGGTAATGTGACCCAACAGCATCGGCGGTTTGTGGAGGAACTGGAACTGGCAAAACAGCTTGAACTGCTTGATAAAAATGAATTCCGATTTGTATGGATCACAGAGTTCCCTCTTCTTGAGTGGAGTGAAGAGCAGAACCGCTATGTGGCAATGCATCATCCGTTTACGATGCCGATGGAGGAAGATCTTCCGCTGATCGACAGCGATCCGGGAAAAGTGCGCGCAAAAGCATATGATATCGTTTTGAACGGAAATGAGATCGGAGGAGGAAGCGTCCGAATCTTCCAGGATGATATTCAGGAGAAGATGTTTGAAGTGCTCGGCTTTACAAAAGAGCAGGCATACAGCCAGTTTGGATTCCTTCTTGATGCGTTTAAATATGGAGTTCCGCCTCATGCAGGACTTGCTTACGGTTTGGATCGTCTCGTTATGCTTATGGCAAAACAGGACAGCATTCGTGATGTGATCGCATTCCCGAAAGTGAAAGATGCGTCTTGCCTTATGACGGAAGCGCCAAGTGTCGTTGATGTAAAACAGCTGAATGAACTTGGTCTTGAAACAACAGCCGAAACAGAAAAATAAGAATAAAAACCTCACTGCCTTAACTGTACTGCTTTGAAAAAGTCAGATCAAAGCCCGGTACGTTTTTGCAGTGAGGTTTTATTTTATTATAGCTAAACGAATTTCAGCGTATATCGCCGGATGCGTCTTTATTCATCCCAGCCTTCATAGAACCGGATGTTTACCGAGATATTCCGAACGATATCGCCCGCCTCTGTTTCAATATCATTGATATCTGAAATATATGGGAAGACAGGATTTTCTTCTTCAAATTCTACCATGATCCAGTTGCGGGCGGCTTCATTTGCATTGTCGATTGCATCGTCGAGAGTATCTCCCGCTGCTTCGCAGCATTCAAAATCCGGGGAAAATGCATCGTACCCGCCGCTTTCGTTTTTGCGGAAGACCGCAGGATATATAAATTTCATAATGATAGGACTCCTTTCTGAGTAATACAAATACATAAAAAGTATAGCATCGAAGTGGGTGAGGTGCAATGCGAAAATATATGGAGCTGAAAACTCTTTAAAAGTAATGAGAAAATAAAAAAGTTTTGAGAATTTTTGGAATACAATCCATGAATGCAATTTATGATAAAAAAATAAAAAAAGCATAACTTTTTCATTAAAATTATCTAATGCAAAAATGCAAATGGATAAATAAAAAGTGCAAACTAATCAGGCGGGAATTTGGTATAATAAACTTCGTAAGCAGATTTACTCTTTAAGTGTTTTATTTTCTTAAAGAGAGCTTGTTGAAACGGCATGAGGAAAGGGGCTTTGACCTGTCCGATGAATGCTAATCTTAATAAGGAAGGAGGACACGAAAAATGCCAGATATTCGATTGACAAGAATTGACAATCGTCTGATTCATGGTCAGGTGGCAACACAGTGGTGTGGCGTTGTAGGCGCGAACTTGTTGCTTGTTGCGAATGATGCGGTTGCCGCGGATGAATTCCGTCAAGGTTTGATGAACATGGCTGCTCCGGCTTATGCGCAGACACGTTTCTTCACAATCGAGAAGACAATCAATATCATCCACAAAGCTTCTGCAAATCAGCATATTGCAATTATCTGCGAATCTCCGCAGGATGTGCTTAAGCTCGTAGAGGGCGGCGTACCGATCAAAAAATTAAATATCGGTAATATGCACATGGCTGAGGGTAAACGTCAGGTGGCAACTTCGGTTGCAGTTGATGACGACGATGTTGCAACATTTAGAAAGTTGCAGGATCTCGGTGTGGAACTGGAAATCAAACGAGTTCCTGATACACCGGCAGAAAGTACAGAAAAATTATTCAAATGATAATTAAGTTTTATCGGTTAATTGGAAAGGAGTAAACATGGGAGATATTTCAATCATCCAAGCTCTTCTGGTCTTCGTAGTAGCCTTTATCATGGGTATTGACCAGTTCAGCTTCTTAGAGCCCCTGTCCCAGCCGATCGTTACTTGCCCGATTATCGGAGCAATCCTTGGTAACTTTGAGCTTGGTATCGTAGTAGGTGGTGCTTACCAGCTTATTCAGATCGGAAGTATGCCGATCGGTGGAGCACAGCCGCCAAACGCAATTCTTGGTGGTATTATGGCAACTATTTTCGCAGTTTCACTTGACATGGAAGCTACAGCAGACGGGGTAGGCGCAGCCATGGGTCTTGGAATTTCGT